TCCTAAAATGCCAAGTCCTTGTTGGGCTGTCTGGTCAGTGAATTGATTACGGGACTCTTCGAATTGGCGTCCTTTGATAGAATTGGTGTACGCTTCTCGTGCTCGGATGTTTGACTCCTCTTTTATGATATTCCGCGGATTGTACTTGTAAGGTGTTGGGTTGTATGTGCGTTTGATGTTAGACATATGAATTACTAATGGGAGTTAGCAACATAAGGTCAAAAGTGTGTAGTTAGTATGGGATCCCTGCAACTACAACAGAGACTGTACATTGTGGGCAACTCTACGAGCGGGAGCCGTGCAGTCGTTCGGCATTTTGGTTAGCACGTAATTATTTATACTAGGTGAGAGTGAACGTCACATAGAAACGTTTTGGTCCCTTTACAGCCCACAACCCCATTCAGCTATGCGTTAAGACAATAGTCATGCACAAACCTCAGCTGATCGAAGTTTTGTGCATCTATAGTTAGGTTATTAAACCTATCCTCTAGGGCGATTTGAGCGTCAGGTGTAATACCAAAAGCGTAGTAGAAGCTAGCTCTAGTCTCGGGAAGAACGGTTCTGACATTTGGGTTGAGATCACCAATTAAATGGCGGACTCCCCAACTGAAAGTTTCACGGTTCAAGTTCTTGTCCGATTTCAATCCGTTTCTAACATACATTTGGTAAAACGCCTGAAAAACAGGTAGTCCACTTGTGAGAGCAAGACCACCTTGTCCAACAGCATCCATCCACGCACGCACAACTTTAGTAGTCTGGAAAGGCTGCATAAATACAGTATCTTTCGCAAGAGCGGTGTGTGGATTTCTGCACATGATGTATTTTTCCCCGTCCCATATTGGCTTAGTTTGACAGAACTCTATTTCTTCGAAGTTGTAAACAGGAGTTTCTGTGACCATGTTAAACCCCATGGCAACAAACCAAGCATCTAAATCCCTTTGGAACGATGGGAGATCTTTCTTTTCAATGAAAACAACACAGTCATCGCCATTATTAGCTAATTGTCCCTTGATCTTCCTCTCATCAAGGAAGGCTTTGATCATAGAGCACATTATAAGGCAATTCCCGAGACTGGTGTTCATGTCGCCACTCATTCTTCCACCATCAGTTGTATATTTGAGTTTACCATTTGGAGTGTAACCACGACAAATATTTTGGAGTTGGTAACTCAAAAGTTTAGCTAACTTTTCTTTATGATGGGAGTGTGCGAAGCAGTTAACATAGACAGAATGTTCATACATCAAGGCAGCTTGAGACACATGTTGGTCAAACCGGCTAGCATCTAGCCCTATAGCGACTGGACTGGTGAACATCTCCCATTTCTCTCGGAGCAGTCTAGCAGATTTAACTGCGTCACACCCCTTGATAACGGTTTGATGCCCGAAAACTTCACCGATGGACTTAAATATAGGCTCTTCTATACGGCGAAGGTAACGACCTACTTCTATGTTATAGCGAGTACTACGTGGTGAAATTACACGGGGAACAGGATCCACTTTGGAAGTGAAGTCTGTTTTCTCACACTTTACGAACACTTGTATCTCAGCATCCTTTTTGTCCACTCCGTTCCCCAACAGAATGGACTCAAGCGCCTTTGAATACATGGCCGCCTTTCGGCCCCGGAATGTCTCAACAAAAGCTGAGCGATTCAACGGGACGGTTTTGCGAACATGAGATACAATGGCTTCCCCAACACCAGACACTGTGTTGGAGAAATGCTGCACCGTTGGTTTGGGTGGTTCCGTGAACACGCCATTCCTCTTAACGAAGAAGACGCGTTCGTTCACCGCCCTCTCTAGGGTGTCGATACAATTATTAAAAGGCTTAATGTCGACGGGAGGACTAATCCCGCTAAGCCGAACAAACTGACGAATTTTTACCATACAATTGGAGTCCTCATACCTCTTGACAGTCAAACGGGGATGTATCTTCAAATGTGTCTTATCACTCGACACCCCCCTGCCAGCATGTAGGCACCCCTATTCGGTCTGCCATTCGCTGAACACACGTTCAGCGTAGGCCTTGGTGTTCATCATTGCATTGCATTGTAGCTTAGTTTGAGTTGGCACGAAACTCAAAAACACAGCTAGGTCCATCAATTCAACCTTATCCCTGAGCCGAAGGCTCTTCTTTTCCAACAGCAGGTCACTAATGTATTTGCGTGTGATGAGCACGTTTGCTGCTGTTTTGGGCCGGTCCCCATATTTGAGATAGGTTTGGAGCGCATAGGAAGCGGCAACACTTTTCCTAGCTCTCCTGCGTTGGTTTACTGGTGCTGCTAAGGCAACCTCAAGGTTGACCACAAGTTCAGTTGAGGCAACTTCCATAACCTCATCAGCAGCCTCCACACCCATGTCACATTCGTCGAGCTCTTGAAGAACCCGCCTAGTGACACCTTCGATTTTGGGTTCGCGCATCCACCAATGTTTGGCTAACTTGTAGCTTAATTTGGCTCCCAGGATGGCGAGTGGAACAACAGAACTGGACGCTGAAGCCATAGCGAATTGGTATAACGCCATAACTAACGATACTTCGTCAACGAGTAAAC